GATGCGGCAGCAATTTTTTCTGAAATGTTGAAATAGAAGGAACGAAAAATGGCACAGCCAACTAATACGTTCGACCAGTACGATTCGGTCGGAAATCGGGAAGACCTTTTGGACACGATTTATTCAATCAGTCCGACAGAAACGCCCATTCTCAGCAACATAGCCACGACCAAGGCGACAAACACCTATCACGAGTGGATGACGGATTCCTTGGCTAGTGCTAGTGCCGCGAATGCCGCCATTGAGGGCAACGATGCGTCAGGTTCGTCGATCTCGGCAACTACTCGCGTAGGAAACTACACCCAGATTTCCGACAAGGTGGTGGTGATTTCTGGAACGCTCGAAAGCGTCAACAAGGCCGGAAGAAATTCCGAAATGGCCTACCAGATGGCGAAGGCGTCCAAGGAACTCAAGCGCGATATGGAAAGCGCCATCAGCCAGAACAATGCGTCTGTTGCTGGTAACGCGACGACCGCGCGTAAAACCGCCGGTATTGAATCGTGGATTACGTCCAACGATAGCCGTGGTACTAGCGGTGCCGATGGGGGCTTTAGCTCCGGTGTTGTTGGCGCTCCGACTGACGGAACTCAGAGGGCGTTCACCGAGACCATTCTCAAGGCCGTTGTAAAGTCGGTCTGGGAAAACGGTGGCGATCCGACCATGTGCGTAACTGGTCCGTTCAATAAGCAAACGATGTCTGGCTTCTCCGGCATTGCTGCAAACCGGTTTCAGGTAAACAGCCCTGAGCCGGGCGCGATCATCGGGGCTGCTGATGTCTATATTTCCGATTTCGGGGAACTGCAGATCGTACCTTCGCGCTTCTCGCGTGACCGGTCGGCTCTGGTTCTCGATCCAGAATATGCGGCGGTTTCTTATCTTCGTCCGTTCGAAACGAACGATCTGGCGAAGACTGGTGACAGCGAGAAAAAGCAGATTCTCGTCGAGTACACGCTGGAAATGCGGAACGAAGCTGCGCACGGCGTGGCTGCGGACCTCACCACTTCGTAAGCGTTGAGGGGAGGGCTTCGGCTCTCCCCATTTTTTCTGGAGACAGACATGACTGATCGCTGGACACGGCCACTCAGCTACGACCCGTTGACCGGGCTGAAAGAAACTTTTCATTTCGATCACGAGAGCGACAAGTGGTGGATTGAAACTACTCAACAGGCCACGCCGATCATCGATCAGAACAAACGTGATCAATCCATGAATGGAAAGATGGGTAGCGGTGACATGCGCCACGTCGCGCGAATACCACTGGTGGTCTATCACCGCCTGTTGCAGGAAGGGATTACCAAAGACCCCAAAGCCCTGAAGAAATTCCTGAATGAAAACGGTTACCTGAAAACCGTTGAAGGCACTCTTTAATGGTTGCCACCTATACCGAGCTTAAAAGCCTCGTTGCCGATTATTTAAACCGCGCGGACCTGTCAGCTCAAATCGACACATTCATTGATTTGGCCGAAGCGAAATTTAATCGCGATCTGCGGCTGCGCCGAATGCTCAAGACAGTACAGGCTACCACGGCTGCGTCAGACAATACGGTTTCGCTGCCGACCGACTATCTCGAAATGAAAGAGCTGCACATTGTGCAGTCACCGATTAAGATGCTGCGTTTTTTCCCGCCGTCGTCGTTTCTGCAGACCTACGCGGCGCAGCAAGTAGGAACACCCGCCGCATTCACGATTGTCGGCGATGACATCAGGCTGGGTCCAACGCCGTCCGGCGTCTTCACGCTGGAGATGTTGTATTTCGCCAAGATCCCGGCGCTGTCAGACAGCAACGCTGTCAATGTCGTTTTGCAGGACGCACCCGACGCATACGTCTACGGGACTCTGCTGGAAGCCGAACCCTTTTTGATGAACGACGCGCGACTGCAGACATGGGCCTCTCTGCACAAGGCATCGATGGAAAGCCTGATCGCGAGTGACGAGAGCGGCCTAAACACATCATCGACGCTATCGCAGCGTCTCGATTACACGATGGCATAGGAGAAAAAAATGTCAGCAATGAGCAATCTACTCGAAAATGAGATCCTCGATCATATACTGTCTGTTGGCAGCTATACCATGCCGACAGCCGTGTATCTTGGTCTGTCTGTCGCCTCTATGGGTGAGGCAGCGGACGGCACCGAGCTGTCCGGCAATGGGTACGCGCGTCAGGCTGTTACTTTCTCCGCAGCATCATCGGGGACGACATCCAACTCGGGTGCGGTAACATTTCCGACCGCGACCGGTTCATGGGGCGACGTCGGCTTCTGGTCAATCTGGGACGCTGCGAGTTCCGGTAATATGCTGCTGCACGGTAGTTTTACAACGGCAAAAACAATCGCTACTGGAGACGTGCTGCGCGTGTCAGCGGGTGACCTTGATATAACGGCTGCTTAAAAATGCCTGACGTTACCGGCCCCAGTCTCGACCAGCTTGATGCTTGGTCGACCAGCATCGATCTGCTTGACGTTTCTCTCGACGACAGTGCGTGGACAACGAGGACACTTTTCGAGCCGGAACTATCGGGGGCGGTGGCAATCACCGGAACGGGGGTTGCTACTTTTACAACCCATGCGATCGGGTCTGGCACTGCGGCGATCACGGCAACGGCAGCGGCTGGATTTGTCAAAGACGTTCAAGGTACAGGCGCGGTTGCTGTTACCGGTACGGCTGTGGCGCAACGCGTTGTCGATGTATCAGCGACTGGTGAATTGACAATTGTTGGCACCGGTCTTTACGGGACGATCTTGGTTGCTGGTAGCACTCTTTTCAGCGCGATTGTTTTCGCAGGATCTGCAGCGATCAGCGTGACGAGATCAGCCATCGTATCGGCAGCGGTGTCTGTTACTGCGTCGAGTGATAACGAAAAACTTGGCGAGGCGTGGACCGAAATTACTCGCGACGATAGCTCGGCAGATTGGAGAGACGCAGCGTGATTATTCCGTTCCAGCAGTGGCGACCTGATCAGCCAAACCTCGTGCCGAACAATTTGCTGACGGCGACGAATGTGATACCTGCACCGGGAGGATTTACCGCGTTCAGTGGACTAGCCGAGGCGTCGACAAATGCGCTCGACAGCACACCTCTCGGGATGACCGCCGGACAAGCTAAGGCCGGTGACTGGTCTCTTTTTGCTGGGGACAGTGGCAAACTTTATCGCCTCGTGGGTGGCGCATCGGGGTCTGTTTTTTCGAACGTGAGCAAGAGCGGTAACTACACACTTAGCGGCAGCAACCGGTGGGACTTTGACCAGTATGGCGAACGTCTGATCGCAGTTTGTCTGGACGAAAACCCGCAGCAATTCAATTTGACCTCCGACAGTGTATTCAGCGATCTAGTGACGACGCACAAAGCAAAGTATGTCGCGGTGGTTCGCGACTTTGTATTTACCGCACATACCACTGACAGCACGGATGGGCTGCAGCCCACGCGCGTAAGGTGGTCGGCTATCGATGATCCGACGAACTTCACGGTCTCGGCTGCGACGATGTCTGACTTCCAAAATATTGAAGGTGCTGGTCACATAAAAGCACTGTTTGGCGGCGAAACGGCGACGGTATTTTTCGACCGTGGGATTGCACGGTTGAACTTTGTCGGCACCCCGGTGATTTTCCAAGTCGATATGGTTAGCCGCAATCAAGGACTTTTTGCATCAGGAGCTGCAGCGCAGCTACAGAACAATATTTTCTTCCTCGACCATGACGGTTTCTATCGCTTCGACGGCCAGTCAATTGCGCCAATTGGCGCGAACCGCGTCGACGAGTTTTTCCTCAATGATGTCAACACCGCCGAGATCGACGACATTACCTGCGTCGTCGACGCTGACCGTCACATCGTCATCTGGTCGTACACGTCAAACGGTTCGACGACGCCGAACAAAATGCTCTGTTATCACTACCAGCTTGATGCTTGGAGTTTGGCCGAGCTGGGTGTCAATATGGTCGGCTACGGTCGAGGCATTGGTTACACGCTGGAGCAAATCGACAATATAAACAGCTCCATTGATGCACTGACGATCAGCCTCGACAGCCCATCGTTGCAGGGCGGAACGCGCCGCATTTACGCATTCCAAAACAATCAGCTCCATACGTTTTCTGGCGATAATCTGGCTGCAACTTTCGAGACGAGCGACGTGCAACCGGCTCAGGGTCGCCGCTCTGCAATTAACCGTGTTCGACCGCTCACCGACGCCGGAACATTCACCGCGCAGATCGGCTCCAAGGCCACTACAGCGTCGACCGCGACATTTACGACGGCCAGTAGCCCAACTGCTGACGGCACCGTTCCAGCGCGAACGCAAGGCCGTTATCACCGGTTTAAAATGGAGATACCAGCCGCGACGACATGGACTGAGGCCGTGGGTGTCGAGTTTGAGGCGGCACCGCTTGGCGGCAGATGAGTAGTTCAAATTTTTATCCGAGCGTCCCTCCGGGTGGAGCTGACGCGCGGACAACGGCGAACGTCATCCGCAATCTTGTGGACGGCAAAAGCAACAACACCGGATCGATCACGCTCACTGCGAACGCGACTTCAACCACGTTGACAGATAGCAGAGTTGGCGCAAATAGCGTGATCGTACTTATGCCAAAAACGGCCAACGCGGCCACCGCTCTGACAGCAGTCTATGTCTCTGCGCGTGGTACAGGAACGGCAACCATTACACATGACAGCGATGCTGCAACCGATAGATCATTCGAATACGCAATTATTGGTTAGCGAGTTTTTTCGCGTAAAGCGCCACATCGACGCGGCGCTCGAATATGCAAAAGATACGCACGAGGCCAAAGATATCTTGATGGGTGTGCAGAAGGGTTACTTCCAGTTTTTCCCGCTGCAGCAGTCCGCGATTGTCACCGAGATAATTGACTATCCAAAAATTACGAGCTGCCGGTTTTTTCTCGCCGGTGGTGATCTGGTCGAACTGCGGGATGCCGAGCGACAAGTTTGTGACTGGGCGAAAACTGTCGGGTGCAACCGAGTAGAGATAGCCGGTCGACCCGGCTGGGAACGCGCTCTGCATGGATACGATAAAGCAGCCGTATGGCTATCAAAGGAGTTAGGCGATGAGTAAAGGCGGCGGATCAAGACGCGAGGACGTGCGAACCACATCGACGGATCGTGAACCTCCCGAATTTCAGAAACCGTTTCTGGAGCAAATTTTTTCGGGCGCTCAAGCTCTATACGAGAGCGATGTCCCAAATTATTTCCCGGAATCAACCGTAGTCGACTTTGCGCCGGAAACCGAACTGGCGCTTGAAGCCTCAACGAACCGCGCACTAAGCGGCAGCGAACTGCAGCGCATGGGTCGCGGCCAGATGGAGTCGACGCTGCGCGGGGACTACCTTGCCGCTGGTAACCCCTACATGGACGCCGCGTTCAACTCTGCCGCAAATCTCGTCACACCGAGAGTTGCCTCACAATTCGCAGGAGCTGGTCGATACGGATCTGGTGCAGCAACCGGAGAAATGACCCGGCAGCTCGGCGAACTTGCCGGGAACATGGCGTTCCAGAATTATCAAACAGAGCGTAACCGCCAAGTTCAAGCGATGAACCAAGCGCCTCAGTACGCGCAGATGGATTATCTCGACGCTAACACTCTGTCGCGCATCGGATCTGCGCGGGAAGCACAGGCCCAGTCGCAGCTACAGGACAGCATAAACCGGCACAATTTTGAACAGACAAAAGAGGCGCAGAAACTTGGCACCTATTTGGGACTGGTCGGCGGTGGCTACGGTTTCGAGCAAACAGGCACTGAGCCGATCTATTACAACCCGGTCGCGGGTGGCATAGGCGGAGCCTTGGCCGGTGCGCAGTTGGGCAGCTATTTCGGAAGCCCCGGCGTTGGCGCAGCGGCTGGTGGATTGTTAGGATTGTTGGGGTAAGAAAATGGCTTTTGTTCAAAACCTTGGCGCGAAAATTAACCCATACACAAGCTACCTGCCGCGCGGGATGCAGCAGTCGGCGCAGCAACAGGCTGGGCGACAGTTTCTTGGCGGACTGGCTGCGCCATTCCTCGCAGCCGCTGGTCCGAGCCGGTATCCGATGCCGACAGTCGCTGGTCTAACTGGAGTAAATCCCGCCATCCAGTCTGCCCAACAGACACAGAACGTCGCGCTGCAAAACGCGATGAATGCGCAGAAGTTGCAGCAGTTGCAGATGCAGCAGTCAATGCTGAAAGGTCTGATGGGGCCACCGCCACAAGCGCAACGTCAGTCGGTTAATTTTGCCGCGCCAACCCAGCCGCTTACGATCCCGCCGAATATCCCAAATCAAGCGGCCTACAATCAATTTCCCGGCCCTAGAATGGCTGCTTACAACACGGCGATGAAGCAACCCATTGGAACACCTTACCCGAAAGCGGGTGTTTCAGCGGCAGTTACTGGTCGCCCTGTGTCACCGCCCGGTACTAATTTTATGAGCGCAGGTATTCCGCAGGACGCTATGCGGAGGGCAATGGCTTTCAGCATGTTAAATATGAACCCCTTGGCGACTGCCGAATTGGAGCGTTATAAGCCTACGACAGCGGCGAGGAACGCAGAAACACTTGCAGCGATGCCGGATGAAATAATCGGCCCCAACGGGCAGAAGGTGCCAAACCCGCGAAAGGCAGCTCTAGCGCGGATGGTTACACCACCGAGACGGGTGCAAGACCCAATCGTTACTTCTGCGTTGAACGTAAATGAGCCTCTTAGAAAACAGCTTTCTGCGGATAGTTTGAAAGCAGCAAAATCAATCCAAGGTCTAAACCGCATGGAGGCAATCGCAAAAGGTGTCACCGAAAATGCGTTTGGAACGGGAGAGTCGTTAAGCGGACTGCGCAGATTTGGTGCGTATTTGGGTGTCGAAGGTATGGACGAAATTGTCGGCAAGACAGACCTGATAAAATCCATCAATACTAAATTGACCCTTGATCTTACGGGCATGTTAGCCGGTCAAATTTCGAATTATGAATTGCAGTTGTTGCAGTCAGTTCCGCCGGGAATGCGAAACACAAAACAAGGGTTCCTAGTAATGGTCGAACTGCATCGATCTGCGCATAAAAAACAGATTGAGTTACAAGATCATATGTCGAATTGGTCTGCCACTAACCGTGAAAAATTAGGCGTACCCGGCGCTTATTCGCGGGAGTTGAATGCAAAACAAGTTGAGCTAAGTAATCGTAGAGACGCTGAACTGGAGAAGCGCATCGAAGCATTGAAACCGCAGCAAGAGCCCATCTGATGGAGCCGACTATTTTAGATGGGGTCACCGACGCCCCGAAAGGAACCATTTCCACTGTTTTTCCGCAATTTGGAAATGAAAAACGGTTTATCCAAGTAGGCGACAATAAATTTAAGCGTTGGTCTGGCAAATATGGCGAGATTAACGCTGCGCCACCGACATCTGGTGATGTTGACTTTCCAGACGTACCTGACTTTTCCGATGTGAAACCTGACATGAGCGGCGAAACCCCAACGCTCAGTGAATTATTGCGTCCGATGCCAATGGGCGATGCACTCACACGAGCTGCAGCCTATGGGTTTGGGGTTAGTGCGAAAGAACAGGCCGAAATTATTAAACAAATCCCCGGCGTATCTATGACGAAGGATTCAAAGGGAAACCGTATGGTCAAATATAAAGGCCAAAAATATTACGTTAACAAACCGGGTGCGAGTGGAGCGGACGCGGCTCAGTTTGTAAATCTGATGGCGCAATTTGCGCCCATTGGAAAACTGACACAGGTGCTGACGAAAAGCGCACCAGCCCTTGTAAAGTTCCTTGGCTACACTGCAGCCGGTGGCACGTCGTCAGCCTTAACAGATGTCGGTGCGCAAGTTATGGGAGCCGATCAAGATATCTCTCCGGGTCGCGCTGCGTTTACTGCAGGTATGACAGGACTAGCTGTTCCTGTTTCCGCGTTTTTCCAACGTCTCGCGCAAAGTCCAACGGTCAGCAACAATGTGCGCAGTGTTCTGGGGGCGCTAGGGCGCGACACCGGTTATGTCGGGCGAGATGGCAAATTGTCTGATGCCGGTAAAAAAATGCTCGATGATGTCGGCATCGATCCCGATAGTTTGGAACGTGCCGCGATTGCAGAGGCATTAAAAACAGTCCGAGGTGGCGGTGATGATGCGGCAGACTTTGCAGCGGCGCGAGGTCTGGAGGAAGAATTTGGCGTTACGTTTACGCCGGGGCAGCGAGTTGGTGCCAGTAATCCGCAGGTGCGGAAAGATGAACTAGACATTCTCGCAGGTACAGAGGGACCGAAAGCGGCAGCGGTAATGCGCGGTGACACTGCACCTCTTCCGGCATCTGTTGCTGGGCAAACCGAAAGCACATTGAGAGCAATGGATGATACGGCACAAGCCGTGGCTCCGAATACCGGTGCAGTAAATCTCGCGGCTGGGACAGACGACGCCTCGCAGGTATTTGCATCTGGTCTGCGCACTCGACAGGCCGAAGCCTTTGCAGCGGAACAGGCCGCGTGGAAAGAAGCGACCAGCGCGATAGAAGAGACCACGATACTCGGTGACGGGCTAAAACAGTTGCCGCGTTTTCTGGCGCTATCGATCAGAGGTGGGCAGTCACGCGGTGCAATGAATGCGACCGACACACCGATGGCTGCAACATTGATGAAGGACATTGGGAAACGCAACCGGCGCTACATGCGTCCTGACGGTGACATCGGCAATACCAAGGTTGAGATGCGGCAGGTTGAGAACTTGCGCCGCAGGGTCAATGCAAGGATCGGAGACGCTGAACCGGGTAGCGCCGACTATCGCGCCCTCCTCGATATTAAACGAGGGCTAGACGACTGGATGACCCACGTTTTCGATAAGGGCATGATTTATGGCTCTAAAGATGCGTTGGAAGCACTGAAGTCAGCGCGGGGACTTTCACACGATTACCGGCGGCAGTTTATCTCACGCCCGAACGATGCAGCCTCTCGCGTCATCCAGCGGATGTCTTTTGAGGATATGACTGCCGAGCAAGTGGCACGATCTCTGATCGGTCAGGCGAGTGGCGGTTTTAGTGCAAACGCCATAGGTATTGTTAAACACATTCAAAACAACTTCCCCGAAGAGGCATCAAAAGAAATCCTCGATCAGCTCCGCGCTGCTGTGTTTCACCGTCTGCACAATCGCGCAATCAGTACAGTAAGTAACGCGACAGGCGAGATGTTTTCGCTAAGTGGAAAAGTGGTAGCGACCAACATCAGCAACGCTCTGACCAAGGGCGACAAGTTCATGCAGACCCTTTATGGCAAGGGCGATCTTGCAAAAATTAAGCGTTACGGACAGATGATGCGGCGTGTGAGTTACGTCCCGCCCAAAGATGCGCTCAACCCGTCAGGCTCCGGTTACACGATGCTGCGCAAAGCATGGAAAAATATCCGATCCGCTGGTGGTGGTGGCGCAGCCGGATGGACAGCATTCTCGTTTGGCGAGAGCGTAGCACCCGGTCTTGGGTATGCCTTTGTCGGAGGTGGCGCGACAGTGGGTGGGGCTACAACAAACGCCATTAATAACCAGTTGAGCAAACTGGCTGTAAACAGGGCGCTCAACTCTGCGCCTCTTTTCAAACCTGTTGACGTGTCAATTCCATTAGCCGTTACAGGCCGTGCCGCGACCGCTGACATGGATTTAAACGACCTTCCCTTTTAGGAGCAAATAAATGGTAACCGACATCAAAAACTGGTCGACAACGGCTAGTAGCAATACCTCTTTGTCTGGCGTCAGCGCGGCTGAAGGCATGGCCCCAAGTCTCGTCAATAACCTCATCCGAGGCGTGGCATCAGATGTTCGCGAATGGTACGAGAACGCCGAATGGATCGACTTCGGCAACACGCCGACGCGAACAGCGGCAACCACTTTTACCGTGGCGACAGATCTGACAGCGCGATACCACGCGAACCGGCGTATTCGAGCGACCGACAGCAGCACACTTTACGGCACTATTGCTTCGTCGAGTTACAGCGCACCAAATACAACGGTGACTGTCACACTCGACAGCGGGTCGCTATCCGCCTCTCTGACGGCTGTTGCGGTCGGCCCAACGGCGACAAACGATGGACAGCCACGCGGAGTGTTCGAGGTTGTCGACGCAGACATTTTGAGGGCAGATACGGCTGACGAGTTGACGGCTGGTTATTCAGCCGCAGCTCACGATGCAGGGACAAAGACTACCGGTACTTTCACACCAGACGTGGATGATGGAAATTTCCAAGTAGTAACCAACAATGGCGCACATACGCTGGGCGTCCCGGCCAAAAATTGCACAATGGTATTGCTGTATAAGAATGCGGCCTCTGCCGGAACTCTCACAACCAGCTCGTACACGGTCGTCGATGGAAACGACCTGACGACGACAAACGGAAATTCTTTCCTTCTATATATAACGCGCATAAATGATGGTTCGACCACGTTCTCGCTGCTGACCGTGAAGGCGCTGCAGTAGGATGTTATTACCGGTCGTACAGGGCCATCTGGCTGTAATCAACGCGATTACATTAGACATAACGTCCAACGCAGTTGAGCAAAACATTCTGACACTGGCAACTGCTGCCGGATATGACTCCAGTACTGACGATACTGCCATCATCGTCAATATCGCGTCCGGCGTGACGGTCTCCGGCTCGACTACACACGCGCTGCGGACAGGCGCACTGAACGCCGACAGCGATCTCACGATCAATATCAGCGGAAGTGTCGATGGGTACACAGGCGCAAACGGTGGCCTTGTCGCACAGGCAGGATCGGCGGGTGGAGATGCGCTGTTTTTCGAGACGCTGACCGGCGGCACCGGAATATACACCGTCAACGTGCTCTCCGGTGGGAGCCTGAGGTCGGGCGGCGGCGGTGGCGGGGGTGGAGGCCAACGGGGGTCGCGCTATCAGTACGCCGACAAAGGTGGCTGCACAGGAAATATTTTCTATGGCTCCTATGGATCGCAGGGCGCTGCCGGGGGACCGGGCCAAGCCGGATCGAATGGCGGGTCAGGCTCATTTGGCGGCGGTCTGATTGGATGTGAAATTACAAATCCCGGCGCTGGGGGCGCGGGAGGCGCGGCAGGGTTCGCAGCGCGGTTTTCGGGCAGATCAGTGACGGTGAATAATAGTGGAACTGTGGCAGGGAGTACCGCCTGATGAAAATTCTGATACCAGCATCCGGCGGTGTGAACAGCGCCTATTCATTGCATCAATTTCTGTCAAACACAGACCACGAAATCGTCGCGTTGCACTTCACGGAAGGCTACGACGGCGCTCCAGACGAACGAGCCGAATTTGATGAGGTCTGCGATTGGCTGTCTGCAAATGTGCGGACGTTTGAAAGGTCGTATGTCACCCTGCCAACGATCAGCCACGCAGACGATATGCGCCCTGTTCGATCAGGATTTGCAAAGGACATCACCTACGCATTTGCGGCTGCACGTTATGAAAACTACGTCACTCAGATTGCGACGCATGAGGCAGATGCAATATCAATCGGCATCTCCGTTGAGAACACTGCAACGGACCGACACCCGATTTTGATCGGTCAGGTTTACGACACAGGAGCGGCGGTGTATCTGCCGTCAATCAGCGTCACTGATCCGGTCGCAGCAGATGCGGATTACGACACAATCGCGGCACAAATGAGTGGCCGGTTTGAACAGCTTGAAGCACTGCCGACAGGTTTGCGGTCACTGATTACGACCTGCGATGTTGCTACCTGCACGGATATCTGGTGCCTCAGATGTGCGTATCAGCGCGGCTATAATCAGTATGTTGCCAACGGCCAGACAGGTCGTGACTTTGATCGCTGGTGTGCAGAGCAGGGCGACTACGGCCAGTGGAGATCAGCGGCTGATCCTGCCGAATACGTCTGGCGCGGCGGTTGCTGCGACGAGTGTGCGCCGAGAAACTATCTAGCTGATCTGGTTGGCCGCGAATGGCCCTCGGTCATCGATACGCGCAATCGGATCGCGTGGTTTGACGACAACGGCGTTGACATGTCCGGCATCGAAACCGAGGAGGAGCTAGGCGATTTCTGTGGCCGCATGGGCAGGATCAATCTGGACCGGGGCATCAACTCTGACGCGATGTCTGGCGACGAGTATTGGGCCGCGCTCCTTGAGGCCGCGCTGCTGTGACGGCGCGACCGTTTCTGATCTTCCTGATGGTCGTCATTTTGACGGCTTTTTTTGTGGATAGTCCTCACGCACACGATATTCATTGTGTCGAAAAGGATCAGGCGAAATTTTTCGAGCCGAGGGAAAACTGGCGCGGATACGGCATCTCCGCCGGTGAAGACAGGCCACTCGCGCGGTTGAGTGTTTCCAGTGACGGCATTTGGATGCTCACACTTTCGCCGCCAAAAATGAACGGCGCAGTCTGTGTCGTCCTGCTAGGCGAAAACTGGGAATGGATTTCCCTCCGAGGTCAGCCTGTAACGGAGAAAAAAGATGAATCCTGACACGAAAATTGTCGTTGATGCCGCCGCACTTGGCACCGGATTTGGGTCATGGTTAGCACTGCTGCCGGACATCGCGGCCTTGTTCTCGATCATCTGGATCGCGATCAGGATCTGGGAAACCCAGACCGTCCGCAGGTGGACTGGTCGCGATTGATGGAACTTGGGGTCCGAGAAATCGTGACGTTCCTTGGAATGGCTGTAAGTGTGGGAGCCAGTCTGAGCATCGTTCGTACGAGACTGCAGGGTACGATAGAAAAACTCGACGACATAGAAACGCGCCTTCGTCAGATCGACCGGGAAACGGATCAGCAAGAAGTCGTCCTGCAAACACACGAGCAAAAACTGACTGTGATGTCATCCATGTTAGCGCCCTCCGAGCGCGAAAAGAGGGCTAGAGAGACGGCATCCATTTTGGTGGAAATTCAGAATTTACGCCGTGATCTCGACCATCAGATGTCGATCCATAATGGACGGCATCCAGATATTAAATAAATGAACAAAACCAAAAAGGGCCATTTTGCCGAGCTGATGGCTGCGGCAATCCTGACGAAAAACAATTACGACGTTTTTCATCCGCTACAAGGGCATGGGCCGGTGGACCTCGTAGCCGTAAAAGACGGCGAAATAATTCTGCTTGATGTCAAAACGAACGCAACCCGCGTGAATCCGGGTCGCGTCACTCCATCGAGAATTACGCGGCAGAGATCTGACAAACAAAAGCGCATGGGTGTACGCATTTGCTACTACGACATTTCTTCGCAGGAGCTGCACATCACGGACCATGATCGCGATTGTCAAGATGCGGTTCCAATTGTGCTGGAGTAATTTGAGTTATGAAAAACGACGTAATTTTATCCAAAGACATCGACGCGATGGCCCGGACGATTTGGGGCGAGGCGCGAGGCGAAACGGAAGACGGTCGCCTAGCGGTTGCGCATGTCATCAAGAACAGAGCTGATCGTGGGGGCTGGTGGGGCGATACCATTCACGAGGTCTGTCACGCGCCGTGGCAGTTCTCATGCTGGAACGAGAACGATCCAAACAGAACCAAGATGCTGCTGCTAGACGGCGACAATGAAATGTTTCGCGAATGCGTTTGGGCAGCGTTATCGGTCGTCCTTGGTAAGCACGAGGACAATACCTCCGGGTCATGTCATTACCACGTAGTTGGACTGACGCCGGATTGGTCGGAGGGCAAAACGTCCATCGGACGCATCGGCCATCACGAATTTTTTAACGACATAGATTGATCGACCATGCTGGGAATTGCTGACAGCGTCATCGGCGTAGCCGGGAAGGTCTTAGACAAGTTTGTCGAGGACAAAGATCTCAAGACAAAACTAGAGGCCGAGCTGAAACAGCAGATGGTTTCGTTGGATCTTGCCCAAGCTCAAGCCAACATCGAAAGCGCGAAACATTCGAGTTTGTTCGTAAGCG